CGATCGATTCGATTAAGAACCGATCGATCGATCGATTGACAAAACCTGATCGATCGACGGAAACTGCAGGGCAGAAGATCTTCGAGGAACTGATCGATCGAGCGCTCAACGCGCAACCGAAATTCTTTGACAGGCGAGCAATCGAGGAAACCCGGCGAGCGGTCTACGGGTACCAGATGAAATTCGGGGCGCATGACAAAAGCAACCCGCCCCCGCCCCCTGATGACAAGATCATTTCGCAGATGCTCGCGACGACGAGCGTCGCTCGCATACAGAACCTAATCGATGGCTTCATGTGCGAAAAGCCAAACCCGCCAACGCCGGGAGAAAAACCGGCATGGTGGGTGTCGACAATCCTGCAACGGGTGCACGGCGTCGCACCGGAAACCCTTAACGAACGCAGAAAAGAGCACAGGCTGCAGATCGAGCGCGACCGCGGCCGGAGCCTCACCGGCGAGCAACAGCCACTCATTGACGACCAAAACCCTGATCCGCAGTTCGCCAGCGGTCTGGTGGGTGAAGTACTGCAGAAACGGAAAGGCAAAGGACTCTGAACAGCATGACGAAACCCCGAAATCGCCTCGGGCAACCGCCAGCGAGTGGGGTGGCAAGCCCCTGGAGACGCATCCTGACCGATGCCGAGGTTGTCTTATACCGCGAACTCCGCCGGCGCGGCCGAGCGGGCGTTCTGTGGGCGGATCAGGGGCATCTGTATTACGCCGCGGCGCCCAGTTCGACCGGCTACTACCAGCTGGCCGACGCGGCGCCCATCACAGCAGGCGCATTTCTTGAAATTCTGAACGGCATTGCGGCCCAGCCTGAGCGGATGGCGCCGCGTGCGGAAAAACGGCAAAGCCGCCGGAGGGTTGCATGAGCCACCGAAGGGAGGCGACAAAAAAATGAGCTGCCCGTTTTACGCTGTCGCACTCGTGCTGCCGCACGATGGATCGGGCGCTGTGCTTATCCCGATAGGCGGCAACCGCTGCGGTCTTGTCACTTCGGCGCACGCGCCCTGCGCGATGGAAATGGAGGGCCACGCGCCCGACTGGATTGCGTGTCCCCGGAACCCGGATAACGTCGGGTGGGGCATCCCGCGCGCGGCGCGCGGCGCATTTGGCACTGTGCAGCGGGATCAGGAGGATTCATGAGCAGATTCGTTGACGTTTCGAAGCCGAAAACGCTGCTGCGGATCGACGAGCTTTACGCGTTCATCGCGCAGGACGCCGACGGCGAAGGGCTGCCGGCGTTTCAGAGCCGCGGGCTCATGCTGCCGATGGTTTGCGCGGACAAGGCGCGGGTCGACTCGTTGCGCGAGGTGGCCCGAAAGATCGCGCGCGAAACCGGCAATAAAATTACGCTCTGCCGCTTCAGCCTGCGCGAGGAGATCGAGGTAATCGAGCCATGAGTACGCCCGCGTTCGATTTTTCGCAACTGCTCGAGAAGGCGGCGCGGATCCGCGATCATGCAGACAGTATTTTCGTGCGCGAGCGGATCGAGGAGGGCCGCTACGACAATGTGGCGTTGACGGAGCTGCCCGCGGAACTGGCGATCGGGCATGTGCTGCGGCTGCTGGGCCTGTCGGGCGGGGTCGCTCGAACGAACGACACGCCGGAACGCCTGCAATCGGTCGAGCTATTCGCGTGGATCGGCGAAGATGAGTACGGCTCGGGTGAGATCGGCCTGAAGCAGGCGCGGATGCCGGCGGGTTATATCCCGCTGGTTGTGATCAAAGGCCCCGGCACCGCCGAACACGGCGCCAAACTGTTCGGGGATGAGCTGCAGGATGCGCTGAATACCCAGGCCGTGCACTACGGTAAAAAGATCTACCTTTGCCGGTTCCGGTTCGCCGAAGTGCTCTGCTCGACGCCCGAAGGCGAGGCGCTCAAATGAGCATGAAACGCGAAAACGGGCGCGTCGTGATCGAGATCGAGGAGGGCCAGTTCGCGCTGCTGCTGCTGGCGCTGGGCATCGCGACAGGCAACGCAGGTCAAAGCGACTTCGCAGCGGCTTTCCTGCGCCTGGCGAACACAATCAACGAAGGCAATCCGGACTGGACGCCGTACAAGCTGCCGGCGGAAACAGCAACATGAGCACAAAAAAACCGGTTTACATGGAAACCACTGAGATCCCTGCGGAGCGCACCGCAGCCGAGGTCTCGAGCTGTCTCGTGCAGGCGGGCGCCACGTCGGTATCAACCAACTGGGACGGCGGGAAGATTGTCGGCCTCGCCTGGACCATGCGCGTCGGCCCGGGGGATATCCAGTTCAAGATGCCCGCGAGGGTGCAGCCGGTCTATCAGCTTCTGCTGAAAAGGCGCAGCGACCGCTTTCCCAACGACGAAACAAAGGCGCGCATCCTGGAGCAGGCCGAGCGCGTTGCCTGGCGGCAATTGCTGCGATGGGTACAGGCGCAACTGGCGATGATCGAGGTCGGGATGGCCAAGAACGCCGAGGTCTTCATGTCGTATATCCAGCGGGAAGACGGGCTTACGTTTTTCGAGTACTTCGAGAACAAACAGCTCGCGCTGCCGCCTGCGGCGGGCGAAAAGGCGAACTGATTGTGTTTCACGATAAACAGCCTGGTGAACCATGAGCCATTCGCACTCGAAGCGGGTCAGGATAATCGTTCGCGGCTTCATTCGCGGCGCGAAACAGTTCGAGGAGCGACACTCTGTCGATGACGGCACCGACCAGATCGAACGTCTCGCCGAGAGGCACGCGCTTGCGTTGCTGGCGCTGCCGGGCGGCGAAAACCACATGATCGAGATCGAATTCCCGGACGAGGCGGATCCGCTCCAACGGTTCTTCCGGATTGGCACTTCGCCGGACGGAATGGTTAATCCGATTGCCGTCAGAATTCCGCGCGAAGAGGCGAACTGAATGCATAAATCCGGTACCGGCGCACCTGCGCAGAACCTTCGAAGCGAGACTATTCAGAGCACTGCGAAGGTGCTAGGATAGCCGCTTACATGCTCCGGTCAATCAACCCGCAGGACGAAGAAAAACCCGCAACGATGTCGAAAGCCGAGGTCTGCCAGTACCTCGGAAAGTCCAAACGAACGATCGACAGCTACATGGCGAGCGGCCGTCTCGCCGTCCGGTTCTTTCACGGCAAGAATGGCAGGCAATCGATCTTCGATCGCGACAACGTGGATCGGCTCAAGGCGGAACTCGAAACGCCGATGGTGCGGCTGACGCCGGATCCCTCGGTTCCGAGCGGCGGCCGCGGCGCGTGGCGAGACCAGCTCGTGCCGATGAATGAGTACGGGGAGCGTAAAGCCGCGCAGCTGGCCGCCGCGCCCGCACCGGGCGAAACGGCCGCGCTATCACTTAACAAGAATGGCTTGTCAAGTGATCCGTTCGCCGGGCTGGCGGTGCATCTCGCGGCGCTTGCACGGGCGTACCCCGCGCCGGCGGCCGAACCGCCGCGCGTGAAACCCTGGCTGACGCTCGACGAAGCAGTGGCATTCAGCGGGCTCACCGCGCGCTGGCTGCTCGAGCAGGCGAAATCAGACAAACCGCTGGTGACGGTGCGCGAGATGGGCCGCGGCGCGCGCGGCGGCCGCTGGCGGTTCTTCCGCGGCGATCTGGTGAAGGGATAATGGCCTCTCGCGTGGACGAACCGCCGGTCGCGTCCCGGGACACAACCCCTGGACTCATGGACAGGTTTTCGGTTTTCGATGGATGGGGCAAATGTCCGGATATCGCGGACCAGATACCACCGGGAGAGGACATCACAGACTGGCTGCCGGCGCACGAGTGGCACAACTACGACTGCATCGGCGAGTGCACGGGGCTGAAAGTCTTCCAGTACCAGGAAACCGGGCCGTACCTCGTCGAATTTTCGTCCTTCGCTTACTGGCACTGGGTCTGGTGCGACGATTGGCCGTCCATGATGGAACTTTACGCCCGATGGAGTCCGATTGTCGCCGGGCAGCTGCTCACGCAGTTGGTCGAAGAACTTGAACCCGTCTTCACAGCGGCGAAGGATACCGATGCATGGCGCGACCACCTGCGCGCCCAAAGGCAGCGGAGGGCTGCGAAGGGGGCGACATGAATATCGACGACAACCCCGGATTCTATCCTTCGGTCGAAGAAGCTCTCGCGGACCTGAGCGAAGTTCTGCCGATGTTGCGGGACGCGCTGCGGCTCGGGCGTGAACGCAATCCGGCGGTGTACGATCAGGCGGAAAAACTGGTGCGGTTTTTTGAAAGCGGGGAACTGGAAAAAGCTCTCCGCAGAGTGGCGGCACCGGACGGCACGGTCCGCTTCCGTTTCGATCGCGATGCTCTCGAATTTCTTCGCAATGCCCCTGGTCGGGTCAACGCGTTGTAATAAACTGCGTCGTTTTATTCCACTATCCTGTGGAAAAGTGCCAGAATTCGGGGTGAGAGGAAGCTCCGCAAAGTGAAGTTTCAAACGCCGTATGGGCTGAAACCCGCGGCCCGCTTGCTCGCGGAGCGAGGGCGCGTTTGAAACTTCAGGTGATTCCCCGCTCTGCCAGGAAGGCCGCCCCGCCGGCCACGAAGAAAAAACCCCCCACGAAGAAAAAGGCCGCTGCGAAGAAAAAGGCCGCTGCAAAGAAAAAGACCGGGCGCGGCGGCCGCCGCCCCGGCGCCGGTCAGCCGCCGTTTGAACCGTCCGAAACTGACCGCGAGACCGTAAGAATCATGGTCGCCTGCGGGACCGCGCAAGCGGATATGGCGGCCTGTCTCGGCGATCGCGGCATCGATCCCGCGACGCTGCGGAAGCATTTCGCCTACGAACTCGCGACGGGGAAGACGCAGATCGATACCCTTTGCGGCTCGGGGATTGTGCGCGCGATGCACCGCGGCGAACCGTGGGCGCTGCGCTACTATTCGTCGGCCAAGATGGGGTGGAACGACCGATCCCGGGCACCCGATGAAGCTGCTGCGCCGGGTCAGGTACTCTGGGACGAATTCGTCCGAATTTACCGCGGGAGAGATCAGGCAGAGACGACGCAGGAGGGCGGGCTTGCAGCTGGCAACTGAGTTGTGGGATTCGTGGGTGTCTCAGCGACGCCAATCGAATCATGCGCTTAGGAGCAAAAGGCTATCCGCGGCAGGAAAACGGGGCAGCTGGCGGCGCTGGCACCGCGAAGCGGCCATCCAGGAGCGCATGCCGGAAGTGGCGCGGATCGCGCGCCGGGTGCTCAATTTGTTCACGCATCGGGTCGATTCCGAAGACCTGCTGCAGGCGGGCTACGTGGGGCTCGTGTCGGCTGCGAACACCTACCATCCGGCCGTCGGCAGTTTCGCGCCGTATGCGTACTGGCGGGTGCGCGGCGAGATGATCGACTCGCAGAAGCGGCGGGCATTCCGCGAGCAGTTGAACGTATCGCTGCAGGCGATCGCGGATGCAAACGACGGCTGGCTGCCGCCGGCGCTCGATCGCGACCCGGCCGTGCTGCCGGATGAAGCCGCGGCGCGGGCCCAGGCCCTCCGCCGTCTCTCCCGCGCGATCGAGGCGCTGCCCTCGGCCGAGCGGCGGGTCTTCGAGGCGCATCTCGAAGGACGGTCGCTGGCCGCGACGGCACGGGAGACGGGGCAGTCGCTCGCGTGGACGCGGGCGGTGCTGGCCGAGGCGCGGGAGTCGGTGGCCGCGGTGGTGCGGGGCGGATGACAAATCTCTGTCTGAACTGCAACAAAGACTATGACGACGCGCGTTGCTCAACCATTTGCCCGCACAGCGAATTTTTGACGGTCGAGGAAGCCAAACAGAAAGATCTCGCGTTTACCCTGCTCGGTAAGCGTGTGTACTTCGCGCACCGACCTGCAGGCGTTGAGCCCGTCCGCGTTCAAGCGGTGTCGCGTGACGGCATGATTGAGATCGCCGGTTTTGTCGGGGAATTCGCGCCGCATCTGTTCGTACTTGCAGAGGAGGATCCATTCCCAGCGATTACCTGCGAATGCGGCGAAGTATGGACGCAGGAGATGCACACAGTTTGCCCGAAATGCGCGAGTTGGCCGAGGTCACCCGCACTGTGATCGACGTCGCGAATCTTTCCCGCGCCGAACTCGACCTCGTTTACCGCTCGTTTCAGGACCACGCCGCATTCTGCAGAAGTTCGCTTACAGTCGAGACCGAGCAAAAGGCCCTTGTGCCGATGATCCTCTCGCCCGGCCAGATCCGTCTCAACGACGCGATCAAGCGGCAGCGCGCGAAGGGCGTGCCGGTGAGATTGATCTATTTGAAGTCGCGCCGCATCCACGCGACCACAGGCACGGCGGCGCATTTCTTCCATGCGACTGCGTTCGCGGCCGGCGTGCACACGGCCGTGATCGCGCACGATGACGTGTCGACGCAGAACATCTACGCGATCTACAAGCGCTTCCTGAACCTGTACAAGCCGTTTGCCGGCGTGATCCGGCTGCCGCCGCACCGCCCGCGGCCGAACAAGATCATCTTCAAGTACGGGGATGAACCCGAGTCGAGCTTCATCCAGGTTCATACGGCGGGCTCCGTCAACTTCGGGCGCTCGTTCCGGCTGACCAATGTCCACTTCTCCGAGTTCCCGTATTACGAGCATCCGGCCGACCTGCTTTCCGCCGTCATGGCAGCGGTGCCGAAGACGGCCGACACGACCGCCGTCATCGAAGGCACCGCGAAAACCATCGGCGATGCCTTTCACAAGCTGTGGCAGCAGGCGATGGATCCGGCCTCGGAGTCAGACTGGGTCGGCCTGTTCATGGGCTGGTGGGAGCACCCCGGCAACCGCATGCTGCCCAGCGTTGCGCGGGATCGCTTCATGGACTCGCTCTCGCGCGAGGAGCGCGAGCTGCAGGGCGACTTCAACCTGTCGCTCGAGCAGCTGGCGTGGCGGCGCTGGACCGTCCAGAACGACTTCGCGGGCGACGTGGTGCGGTTCCGGCGGGAGCACCCGGCGACGCCCGAGGATGCGTTCACCGCGTCGTCGCGGAACCGCTTCAGCGTGCCGCATATTCAGCGGATGCCAATTCAGCGGGACGCGCTCGCGGGCGAACTCGAGATCGATCCTGTCGGCGTCGAGAACCGCCTGATCTTCCGCCCTGGCGAACGCGGCGCGCTCCGCGTCTGGAAGCGGCCCGAGAAGGGGCGGCTCTATGCGTGCGGCGCCGATTGCGCGCAGGGGCTCGACGTCGGCACCGAAGGCGGGCAGTCGGATCCGGATTACTCCTGCGGCCAGATGCTCGACCGGGACACGGGCGAACAGGTGGCCGTGCTGCGCGCGCGCATGATGCCAGGCGAGACCGGGCGCTACATGGCGGCGTTCTGCCGCTGGTACAACATGGCGCAGGTCTGCGGCGAACGGAACCCGGGCGGCGGCGGCGTCTCGATGCTCGAGGCTGTTCTGAATTCCGGATACCCTTCCAGCCTGATCTACCACCGCAGCGTGACACCCGATCAGGATCCCCAGATACGGGGAGATCGCATCGGCTGGGACACGTCCGGCGTGTCGCGGCCGCTGCTGATCGGCTACCTCGACGAAGCCATCCGGCGGGGCGCGATCGCCGTGCGCGATCCGATCACCCAGCAGGAACTGCTGACATTCGTCATCAGCCCGCGCGGGAAAGCGGAGGCGCAGGCCGGCTGCCACGACGACACGGTGATTGCACTCGCGCTGGCGATCGTGGTGATAATGCGAATGCCGCGGCCTGTGAACCGCGAGACCGTCGAACGGCCGGAAGTGAGGCGGTACGGCCAACCGCGGCCGGATGACAGGCGCGGACAGAATGTGAGGGTGCGATGAGCCTCAACGGGGACAGCGAAGACAAGCCGCGGCGGCAACCGACACTCCCCGATGAGTATCGCCGTCAGCACAACTCGCTCGATAGGCTGCTGGCCGCGTTTCTGCTGGAGAACCCCGGTAAATTCCCGTCGACCACGACGGTCATGGAGCTTGCCGAGTGGTCGCACGCGCGCATGCAGAATGCGGAGCTGAGGAGGCTGTAATGAACGTCCGTTTCGACGGCCACTACTTCGGCTGCGAATGCGGCAGCACGATGATGTACCTTGAATCACCGTGGAATACTCCGCAGCGCCGCATCACCTGCACGAACGACGCCTGCGCGCACCACGGCGAGGTTTATCTCGAGCCGGTGTGGCGCGTCGAGCTGGCGCCGGCCGCGGCGCCGGTCACATAACTTAACTCTTCTCACGGGTTAAGTTATTCCGCGCCGGTCGAATGACGGTGCATGGAGAGACCGGGAACCCGCTCCGAGTACCGGCGTCTGCACGATGCCCTCGACATGCTGCTCGTGGACTACCTGGCTGACAACCCCGAAAAGCAGGCATCGAACACGGCGGTCATGGAGCTGATTATGTGGTCCGAGGAACGCATCGCCGAGGAGCGAGCCGGTCGAATACGTCCGCATGGCAAAACTGACAGCAAAGACCCGCAACGCGCTCCCGGCATCCACCTTCGCAGGCCCTGACCGTTCCTACCCGATTCCCGACGCCTCCCACGCCCGGAATGCGAAAGCTCGCGCCTCGCAGGCAGTCAACGCCGGCCGCATCAGCCCGGCGACGAAAGCGCGGATCGACGCCAAAGCCAACCGCGTGCTCGGCCGCCGCGGCGGGCGCGTGGCGGCGGGCGGCCTGCGTACGGCGCTCAACGAAGCGTCCAGGCGCAAGTAGTCGCAGCTGAAAATCGGGACAATAACACTATGAGCACCAAACCCGCTGCGGCTCCCCCGCGAACCCCGTTCGGCGGCATTCAGGACGTCGTCGACCGCTTCGGCCCATATCCCTCGAGCGCGGCCGAGCGCGTCGAATCTCCCCGCATGGAACTCAAACCCGGCACCGTCCCGACGCAGACGATCGATGATTTCGGCGATCTGCAGCTGCTGGTCGAACGCTTTGCCCCCACGCAGGCGCGCTACAACAAGCTGCGCGATGAGCTGAAAGCCTTCATCGCCGGCGAGGACGCCGCGGCCGACTTCATCGTGCGCGGCGAACGGTACACGCTCAACATCTCCGCGCGGGCGGAGGAGCGGTCCGTCCATGTCGCGAAGGCCAGGAAGGCCCTCGGCGTCGCGCGGTTCCTCGAGGCGTGCTCCGTCACGATTACGGCGCTCAAACAGTTCCTCGCTGCGCCCGAGGTCGACAAGCTGCTCGTGACGAGCCAGACCGGCGCGCGGAAGTTCAATGCCGTTCCGCTGGCGGCAGTGGCCGCGGCGCCTGGGCCCGTCGAGCAGCCCGCGCGGCCGGCGAAGGCGCGGGTCGCTTAAAAGTACCTACGCCCGGACGTATTCCGCGGCTGCATCGCCATTCGGCCTGCGGCGCCCGGTTTGCGGATGCCGCATCCATCCGTCAGGCTCTCCCTCTCCGTTCCACAAGATAGCCGCCGCGACCGCGGCGATCGGCGAGTCGTATCACCAGACGTCGAGGTACTTGTATCCGCGTCCGATAGTGATCCGCGCCCGGCCGAACGTCAGCGGAATGACCGTGACGAGCCGACCGTCAGGCAGTTCCTTGAAGTAGAGCGAGCATTCGGAACCGGGGACCATGCCTAACCCTTCGAAAGCCTGAACGCGACGATCGCGGCCGCGAGGAAAATCAGCACCAGCACCGCGTCCGGCCAACTCACAGCGGGTCGATCCCCTGATCGAGCGCGGCATGGATCCAGCGGTGAATATCCGCGACGGTCGCGATCTCGCGGGCATCCCTGCATTCTTGCTGAAATTGCACGGCGGGCAAAGTAGTTGAAGGTTCTCCGGGCCGTTGCTGCCTCCCTTGCTGATTGGGTGAATGTGGTCAACGTGATATTTGCCTTTGCCCTTCGGGATAAGAACTGCGTTGCAGCCGACGCAGAGTCCATTTTGAAGCTCAAAGAGACGGGCGATATCGGCGAGGGTGTGTTTGCCGGACACCGCCTTACGTTTGGCCTTGTTGTTTCGGCCCACGACCGCTTTGCGTTCTGGATTCCGCGCCGCCCATGCCCGGCTAATCGCGTTGGCGGCCTCAGGGTTATTTGCCCGCCATTCCCGGCTGCGGATGACGTTCTCAGATCGGTGAGTCCTGGTGTACTCGCGGTCCTTCGCTCTTACCTTTTCGATATGCTCAGAGCGGTATTGCCGGTCGGCGGCGCGCTTCTTTTCGATGTTCTTCTCGGCCCAGAGGCGCATTTTCGCGTTGTGCTCTTCCCGGTGCGCGAGGTGGTACGCCCGGTCTCTTGCCTTTTTTTCCTCGGGAGTTGTTCGGCGTCTTGGTTTCTTTTCCCGAGGATGATCTAATCGCCACTGGCGGCTGTATTCGCGGAGTTTGACGGAGTTTGCCCGTGCTCGATCACGCCCTTTTGCGCGGTTCACCTCAAGATTTGCGTAGTAGTACTCGAGGCAGCGTTGTCGGTTCTTCTCTCGCTGTTCCGGGGTAAGCTGTTTTCCAGCCAAGCGGTCTCCAATCCAGATCGGGTGGTCAGGGCCGCGTTCGATGTTTGCGCATCGGCGTGGCCCGCTTCATCTATTTTCCCGCAAATCCCCAATATGAAAAAGGCCCAGGGTACTAGTCGAATCATCCAGTAAGTGACTCCGCAACCACCAGCTGCACCCGAAGCAGCCCCAACGCCGCCGCCTGTGGTAGATCCGCCAACCCCACCACAACTTGAGTTTCAACTCACGTGGTCGGAGGCGGAAGTTTCGAGAATTGCAACTAAAATCCAAACCGACTATCGCGCAGCTCTTTCGGATCACAATAGAAGGATCCGCCGCTGGGCCGAGTACTACCGGCGCTGGCGCGCCTCCGTCAGCGAGCCCGCGGCCGGCGAGGAGACCGCGTCGAACGTGCCGGTACCGTTCATCCGGTGGAACATCTTCACCAAGTGGGCGAAGGAGATGGACGCGCTTTTCGGCGACGACGCCGAGATCGTCGCCGTGCCGGTCGGGCCGAGCGACTACCGCAAGGACAAAAAGATTTCGCGCTACATGACCTGGCGGGTCTTCAACTCGATGAAGCTCCTGAACCCGTTCTGCGAGTTCGTGCTGCGGAAACTGGTGTTCGGCAAGTCGATCGCGTATGCGCCGTGGAAACGCGACACCTACGAAGTGCAGGGCAAGGACGTGGTCGATTACGAAGGGCCGGACTTCCAGCCGCTCTGGCCGGACGATTTCATCGTGCCGGCCGAGGAAGTCAAGACGCTGCACGAGTTCTCGTTCGTCGTGCGCCGCTACCGCACCACGCCCGATCAGCTGCTCGAGGGCGAAGAAGACGGCCGGTATCAGGGGATCACGAAGAACTGGGACCGCATCGTCAATCTGGCGCAGCACGGCACGCAGCGCGAATTCGAGGGTGAAGAGATCAAGCTCGAAAAGGACGAGGCCGAGGGCGTGATGTACCAGCGGCCGTTGTCCTCGGGCGAGTGGATCACGGTGCTCGAGTGGTACGGGCGCTGGCGGCCGCTAAAAAGCGGAAAGAAAGACGCGAGCGAATGGGATTTCTCGAAGCGCCAGATGCGCCAGAAAGACTTTGTCGTGCGTTACCTCTGGGATCTGCATCTCGTGATCGGGATCCAGTCGCTCGAGGACCTCTACCCGACCATGAAGAACCGGCGGCCGTTCGTCGAGTCGTCGATGTGCAAGGACGGCACGTACTGGTCGCCGGGTATCGCCGAGATGCTGATCGACCTCGAGGACGAGCTGCGCGTCAATCACAACCTGTCGACCGAGTCGGCGCAGTTCGCCGCCACGCCGATGTTCGGCTACCGGCCGGCCGCCGGCGTCAACGCCGACACGTTCAAGGCCGAGCCCGGGCTGTTTATTCCGCTCGACAATCCCGCGACCGACATCAAAGAGCTGTCAATCTCTGCGGACCTCAACGCGGCGACCTGGAAGGAACAGGTCGTGCTCGGGTACGGCGAGAAGCTGACCGGCATGTCGGACCTGCAGATGGGCCGGCAGTCGGATCGCCCGAACGCGCCGCGGACCGCGACCCAGACGGTCAAGCTGCTCGAAGAGGGCAATGTCCGCATCTCGCTCGACACAAAGGTCCTGCAGGAGGATATGTCGGGCGTGCTGGCTCATTTCTGGGACCTCGAATACCTTTTCACGCCGCCGCAGACATTCTTCCGCGTGACCGAGGAAGACGCGGACGGCCTGTTCGAGGTTCACAACGGCGCGGCGACGCTGTCGGTCGAGGACCGCGACGGGCGCTACGACTTCCGGCTGAAATTCGCTAATTCGGTCTGGTCCAAAGAAGTGAAGAAGGAGCAGGCGCTCGCGCGGTACCAACTCGATCTGCAGAACCCGCTGATTGTGCAAAACCCGCGCGCGCTGTGGCAAGTGACGCGGGACGCGCACGAGGCGCTCGGCGATCCGAACTTCGCCGATCTGGTTCCGGAGCCGCCGGCGCCGGACATCTCGATTGACCCGCGCGAGGAGTGGACGCGGATGGAGCAGGGCGAAGACGTCCACGTCAATCCGATGGATAACGATCAGGTCCACATGATGCGGCACTGGCGCGATTACCAGGAGTCGCAGACCGATCCGAACCGCGACCCGGTTGCGGTCCGGGCGCTCGAGCAGCATTACATGCAGCACATCGCCCAGCTGCAACAGAAGAAGCTGCAGCAGGCGATCATTGAGCAGGCGGTCGCCGCGGCGCAGCGGATGGCGCAGAACGGGGCGCCGGCCGCCCAGCCCGGCGGCGTGCTTGCATTCCCGAGTGGCCTGTTCGGTGCGCATGGGGGAGTCGCGAAGCGGCCTTCGGATACCACCACGATTCCCACCGGGAACCCCGTCGCGCGCCCACCGGGAATTTACGGAATTCATGGCGAGGAGATCCAGCACGAACAATGAGAACACTTACCGACCACATCGTAAGCGGCGATCAGGCCGTGCAGTTGAAAATTGAGGTCACGGATCAGCCCGGGGCAGGCGGCGCAAACCACCGCTACGAGATCAGCGGCTTCGACACCGACGACAATCCATCGAAGGTCGGCGAATCGGGATATTCGTCGAGTTACGCGCGAGCGGTCATTCTGTTCCAGAACGGACCCATCAAGGATGCCGGCACAAACGGGATCACGCAGGAAGCGCTGCTGGCAATCGTGATTGACCGGCTGCGTTCGTTTCAGGCCGGACCGTTCGCGTGCGGCGAAAACGCGCTGGCGCTTTCCCACTGCGAGGAGGCGCTGCGGCAGCTTCAAAAGCGAACAGTCGCCAGAATCGCGCGTGGCGTTGAAGGAACGAACAACCGTTAGTCCGCAAGGACGAAAAGGTGCGGCGCAAACCGCCCCGGCCATCCTTCGAGCTCGACCATTCCGTCCCAGTGGACGGTCGTAACGAGCGCGGGTTTAACGCCGTTTGGACGGTTCGCGAAAAACACTTTGCGCCCTATCAGTTCGCAGGCCCTTATTTTCTGTTCCATCAGTTCAGGCGGTAACAGTCCATCATGCGGGCAAATCGTCGAACGCCGCGCATCGTCGTATGGCAGCGTGCATCGCGGGCAGACCGTCATCACCGCCGGTCATCCTCCGGGATCTCGTCGCCTTCGCTCTTTTTGCGCAGGCCTGCGGCCATCTCGCGCCGCGCGCGCTCCTCGCGGAAGTCGCTGATAAAGCCGGCGATCACATGCGGATCGGCCTGCACCTTGTTCTTCATCACGTCGTAAACGAAAGCGTCCGTTTCCGCATTGTCGGCCTCGCGCAGCAGCGTATGGGCGAACACGCGCGCGTCTTCCGGGTCGAACTGGCCGCCCATCTCGCCCCACTCGATTACGACGATGCCGCGCCCCGTGCGGTGCGAAATGATCGAATGCGTATTTATAACTGCCGGATCCGGGTTGCGCGGACGCGGTATGTACTTGGGTTCGCCGGCCATTCCGGCATTTTACACGCCGCTGGCCGGTTGCTCGACAACACGAAGATCCCGTACCGCGCGGATCATCACGGCACGGGTACCGGCCTGGCGGCGTTCCATCCGATTGTAAAGCGTCGGCGCGTCGAATGCTCCCGTATATGGCCAAAAGATCGACTCCCCGATTCGAAGACCTGATCGCAGCCCGCGGCGGCGCGGGTGCAAGCGCACCCGATCCGGCGCGCGCTCCCGTAACGGTTAAGAAACCAGCGAAGCCGGCCGCCCCGAAACCGCGGCGCGGGCTGCCGTTCCAGCCGAAGGGCGATGCAGCCGGCTTCTAAGCAGTCGCCCCGGCTCGACCAGATTGACCGCGAGCAGTTCGAAGAGATGCTGGCCTCGGCCAGCTTCGATCTGCTGCGCTCGCGCATTTCAGCCGAGTTGATACGGGCGCTGACGGATTGCGAATCGCAGGCGGACCCGATGGCGGTGCACCGCGCCCAGGGCGCCGCAAAGGCTCTGCGCGTTGTTCTCGAGCTGCCGGCCATGCTGCTGAAGGAAATGAGCGCGAAGACCGGTAGAGCCTGACAATCGGTCAGGGCCAACCCGTCGAATACGGCGGTATGGCTAACACCCCACCCGACATCAAACCACCGAGCGACTGGATCATCGTCGGCGGATACGCAGTTAATCCGGCCCAGATCAGTATGATCGATCTGCGCAAGCCGGACGAGGTCGTCGTCCACGTTGCGGCGAATTGCCTCGTGGCCGAAGGCGCGGACGCCGACACGATCCGGGCGCTGCTCCCCAAACCGGCCGAGCAGAAAGCAGCCGAGCACAAGGCCGGCGAGCATCCGCCACTACTCGCTCCTGCCCACAAACCCGACCCAAACGACCCCGGCCGCAAACCCGAGCCGGAACCCGCTTCCCACAAGTCAAAGTAAGTGGAATTCACCCTCGTAAAGTGCCACTACTGCTCGCGGTTCCGGCCGGTCTGGCGGGTTCACCGCCTCGGCTCGGACGAGCGGCCGGCGCAGTCGATCTGTGACTACTGTCTTCATTGGCATAATGCTGCGCTCGAGCTGCTGGCGGGCCGCGCACTGCCCGGCTGCCAGAACTGCGGGCTGTCTTCCGAGACCCTGCGCGAAATTCTGTCGCAGGGCGACGCCGCGGTCGAAGTAAGGATGTATGTCGTCCCCCGCGACGGGATCTATCAGGTGCTCTGTCCGACCTGCGTGCGGCCGTATGTGGCGAAGCGGGCGGACCTCTACCGCGGCACCCCGTTCGGGACCGAGGTTTTGAAGCTATGAGGCGCAGATGAGTCCTGAAGACCCCGAATCACCCGCCCCGGCAGCCGCCGCCGAAGGCGCTGTCGACGTCGCGGCCCTGCAGCAGCAGATCGACGAACTGCGGGAACAGGTCGCCGAAGGCCAGCGCACCGCGCAGTACTGGGCGGACAAAGCGAAGGCCGCGGCGCCGCAGCCGAGAGCCGCTGAGGTTCCCGAAGAAGACGAGCCCGACGTCCTCGAGGCGATCACGACGAAGGGCGCGAAGGGGTTCGACGAACTCGCCTCGAAGCGCGGCTTTATCCGCAAAGACGAAGTCGAAGCCCTCATCAACACCCGCGCGGCGTCGCTGACCAAAGAACAGGAGCTGCTCACCCGGTACCCGGACCTGAAAAAGAAGGATTCCGAATTCTTCAAATCGACCGCGCTGCACTATGGCGATCTGGTCAAGGCCGGCACGCCGCAGGCGGTCGCGATGGAGATCGCGGCCGAGAAAGCGGAGCTTGATTTCATGCGCAGCGGAAAACTGAAGCCCGCGGGCAGCGGGCAGTCGGCCGAAGAGAAGGAAGCCGCGCGCCTCGCCCGTATCAGAGCCCAGTCGGGCGACGGCAGCGGGCGCAGGCCTGCGCCGGACGCCGAAGAAGACGACGAGCTGACGCCCGAACAGAAGCGCATCGCGGACGCGATGGGCGTGTCGCACGAAGCGTATAAGAAGCGCGCCAAGGCCGGCGTCGCGATGCGAGGTCTTAAATGAGCGACGAGAAACGCAGCCACAAACGAAAGCCGCCGGCCGATCCGGCGCTCGACGCGAACAAGCGCATCCTTGCCGACCGGCAGGCGCGCATCGACGATCAGAAGGCGGTCGAGACGCTCGCGACCGATCTCGGGCTCAATCTGAAAGATCCGGATCCGGATCCCGACCGCCCGACCGAGGACGTCGCGCAGTTCCTCAACGAAGAGTGGGACCGGAAGACGTTCGGCGATTCGATCCCGACCTACACGCGCGTCGTCTACGGTCCGGATCCGCTGCTGATTTCCTGCCCCGCGATGAAAGCCTCGATCGAGAACGTCGGTCTCGAGGACTACGCGAACGCGACGGCTGAGGCGATCCTGCTGCGCGAAGAAAAGGCCGTGCCGGATCCGGTTCTGCAGAAGGGCCTGCGCGCGGCGATCGCGCGATTCGGCAAAGACGCGGTCGCCACCGCGTTCCGCGACCGCATCATGCGGATTCCGCAGCGGAACGTGGAAGTCGAAGCGGACCGCTCGGACGCGATGATCTTCGCGCAACCGATGGAAGAGGCGGTGCTGAAGTACGGCACCCCGGGCATGGCGCCGAAGTTCCTGTCGGACCGCTGCATTGGTGTGCTCGGACTGCGCGGCTACGTGATCGTGAAAGACGAGCACGGCGAGCCCGTCAGAGTCGGCACGCTCATCATGGGCGAGATCCCGATCCGGATGGCCGAGGCGCGCCGCCAGCACTGGGCGAACGAGTCGGACCAGCAAATCCAGGAGGCCGGGGAGCAGTTCGAGGACATCGCCGCGCGCGCGATCCGCGACGGCGGTAAAGCCGGCATCTCGGTGCTGCGCCAGGGTGAACAGGTCAGGTCGAGCGCCGCGGGAGATTTCGAGGACGACCCGGCGCTGACGAATTCATATCTCGGGCGATCGCGCGACACGGGTTTCCGCGTCGAAAGGGAGAGGTAGCATGGCAAATCCCAATTTTCAATTTGGCTTCAGGCCCATCATCCGGATGGGAGGCTCGCCGTTTTCCGTGACGGAATACGGCAAGGCGGCGGCCGACGTCAATCCGATCTATGCATTTGATCTCGTGGGCCACCTGACCGGCGGCACGCCCATGCCGCTGCCCGAGAACCCGACGTACAACCTCTCGCGCATCCAGGACGGCTCGCAGCTGACGCCGGGCACGTCGCTGTGGCTCGGCGCCAGCCTGAGCTACGGCGCCGCGTCGACGGCGACCGTGCATCCGGTGACAGACGAGATCGATTGCGTCTTTCTCGCCGCGTGCGGCCCGGGGGCGACGGTAATCACGACGGCCGCGCACGCCGGGCTGAACGCACTCGTCAAGCTGGTGGCCGGTAACCCGGCAACGAAGATGTCGAAGTCGGGCGTCGACGACGCGAATATCGCCGTGACCGCCGGCTACGACCTGAAGATCCGCGGGATTGCCATGATCCCTCCGAACGTCGAGGGGCCGAACGCAATCGTCGAAGTTCTGATTAACAAGCACGCGCTCGGACAGTCTACCGCCGCGGTGTAGAGGAGACACATGTTCATTCGCACACTATTCCCCGATCTCTACCTGCAGAGCATGTTGCCGGCGATCGATGAAGTCGTCATGACGAAGTACTCGCAGTTCCCCGACGAATTCTCCGAGGTCTACCGAATGGAGTCGTCCTCGCGCTCGATCGAGCAGACAACCGAGGTCACGGGCTTCGGCCAGATGGCGGTCGTGCCGGAAGGATCCGACACGCGCTATGACGAGGCGCTGCCGGCCTTCAACAAGACGTATAACCACGCGCAGTACTCGCTCGGGTTCCGCGTGACCAAGGTCGCGATGGACGACGACAAATTCGGTGTCGTGCGTAAACTCGCGACGGAGCTGGGCCGTTCGGGCAAGGAAACGAAGGAAGTGACAGCCGCCAACCCGTTCAATACCGGCTTTACCTCCGCGACCGGCCCGGACGGCCAGCCCCTGTTCTCGACCGCGCATCCGCTGATCGGCGGCGGCGTGCAGTCGAACCGCCTCGCGTACGCGACCGACCCCGACGTGACCTCGACGCAGCTGGCGCTTACGCTCATGCGGACCGCCGTCGATCACCGCGGCAAGCGGCAGCGCATTCCGCCGAAAAAAGCCATCTACCCGCCGCAGCTCGAATTCATCGGGGCCGAGCTGCTGGGCGGCGTCGATCGCCCGGACACGGCGAACCGCGCGATCAATGCGTTCCGCCGGCGCAGCGGGTTGCCGTCGTTCGATACCTGGATGGTCTGGGACTACTTGACGGACCCCGACGCCTGGTTCATCGAGGGCGACGTGCAGGACACCGAACTCCGCTTCTATAACCGCGAGCCGTTCAACACCGTCCACGACATCGACTTCGATTCGCGCTCGGTCAAGACCGCGGGCTGGATGCGGTTCTCGGTTGGTTTTAACGGTTTTTACGGCACTGTGGGCATCCCGAGCAGCTAGAGGACACTATGGCTCAATCGCCGATACAACCGTCGAGATTCACGCAGGTCGAGATTACGCCGCGCGGCGCGGGCGGCAAGGGGCACGCGCCTGCGGTCGGCGCCGGGACGACCGTCCCGCTCCGGATCGTGCTGCCGGCCGCGCAGTCGGCGAACGCGCTCGAGATTGTCGCGTCCGACGGCGTGACTGTTCTGTTCTCGATCTCCGCGACTGGCGTGCCGAGCGCCTGAAGGGCCGCCCGGCGATGATAAACAAGACCCTACACCGCAATGTCATCCCGGCCACGCCTGTCGCGGCGGCCGGCACTCTGACCTCGCAGACGGAATTTGCGACGTGGGGCCGCGGGATCCGTTTCTTCATCACCGTCTCGGGAGCAACCGCGGGCGGGGGCACGGACGCGGTCTTTCTTTGCGCGGTGCCGCCGGCGGGCGGCCCGGCCATTCCCATCGCCGGGTTTGCGGCGGCGAATGCGCTGTCCGCGGCCGGCGTGTTTATCGCCGACTTCTACCCGGGCGCGTGGCTGCCTCCCACGCTCGCGCCCGGGGGGCATTTGCTCGGCGCGGCAGGGATTGAGCTGCCGATGAAATGGGCGGTCCAGATCGCGATGGGCGCGGGCAACTCCGCGACCATCACGGTCGACGCGGAGATGATGCCATGAGCGAGCGAGCCTGATGTGCCCGCAAGGGTATGCTCTCACGGGCGGGCTCTGTCAGGCGCAGGCGACTGCGGGCGAAGCGCCGGCGCTGGCGGCGCAGATTGCTTATGCCTCGGCAAACCTTACGCTCACGACTGCCTGGCAAAATGTGCCGGGCGCGGCAATCACGGTTGCGGCCGCTGGCACTTACCTCGTGACCGGATGCGTGTCGTTTTACTGCAGCGGCGATACCGGTCAAAACCTGTACGGCGGTCTCTCGGCGGCCTCTGCCGTTCAGGGCCAGGCGGCGGTATTCAATGCACCCGTTACCGGCGAGCAGGTATCGCTCACCCAGCAGTGGATTGTGGCGGTCTCAGCAGGCGCAGTTTTGCAATTGATCGGCCAAAAGGGCGGCGGAACCGGTAACAGTCTCATCGCGTCCGCCGGCCAAACGTCGATGACGGCGATCCGCGTCGCTTGATCCGCGCAGCCTGATGGCGGTCGAATAACTTCCTCGTGAGGACATTTTGACCTGGGGCCAGCTGCGTCTCCAATTACAGACGAGCGCGCCGGACGTCTCGCTCGATCTGCTCGACGCCTGGCTGAATACCCGCTATACGTCTGTCCTGGCCGCGACAGACTGGTCGGGCCTGAAAGCGCATGCGGCCATACAGACGCAGGCGGCCTACCAATCCACGACGGACAGCGTAACGGTCACCGTGGGCGACGGGGGCGCCACCGGCGCGGGCACCGCGTGGACGAGCGCGATCGTCGGCCAGCGCTTCTACATTCCCGGCGACACCGTGACCTATCTCGCGGACATCTTCGTCTCGGCGACGGAGTTGTATTTCGACCGCGTGTACGAGGGCAAAGGCAGCGAGCCCGCAGGCACCGTTTACGCGGGATCTCCCTATGTGCTGATGCAGAACGTTTACACTCTGCCGGCCGACTGCAGTTCGATCGTTTCGGTGCTCGATCCGATCACCAATCTGCCCTTGGAACCATTCACGAAGGACGGTCTCGACCAGTCGGCCGGCAGCCGGGCGCTCGTCGGCTATCCGAAGGCCTGGGCGCCGTATGACGACAGCCCGGAAGCCTCGCCGCCCGTACTGCACCAGATCGAACTCTACCCGCCGCCACTTCAGGCGCGCGGATTCCCGCTCGAGTACCTGCGGAACGCCAACCAGTTCACCGGCGAGAACACGAGCGCCTCGCCGCTGCCGTTCATCGGCAGCGCGGTCTTACTCCTCGGCGTGCGTGCAGACATCGCGCTCCATCAGGAGAAGTTCCCGAAGGCCGCGGGATACGAGGCGCAGTTTGAAAAGGAACTCGCGCGGTTGCTCCTGGTCGATCACGCCCTGCGCCGTGTAAAAACAAGCGTGAAAATGGCCGACCGGTTCACGCGGCACCGATTTGCGCGTACCGCCAGGGGGCGAGGGACCGGCTGGAGGGGCAGCAATCCCGGAGGGCCGTACTAAGTGCAGTTGTCCGATATGTCTGCGCTGGTCTCCGAGCGCTTGAACGAGGCGGGTTCGCCCACTTTTTACCCGGCCTCCGAGATCACCGCTGCATTGAACGAAAGCAACAGAGTGTTCGCATTTTTGACCCTCGCGCTCGAAACGACGGTGAGCTGGACCGCAGCCGCCGCCACGCCCTTCTTCCACATGCTGCCGCTCTACCCGGATTTCATCGTCCCGCTGCGGATCGCGACGCTGGGCGGCAGTAAGGTCCGGCCCGCGCGGCTGTCCGGACTCTGGAGTCTTGACTCCAAATGGCCCGCATCGCCGGGTTCGCCCGTGCGGTACGCGGCGGTGGGCGCCGACCTCGTCGCGCTCTACCAGCAGCCTGCGGCGGCCGTTTCGCTGACGCTGACTTACGCCCGCGCTCCGGCTGCGCTGGCCGCGGATACCGACGTTCCGGAGATCCCATCTGAATATCACCCGCAGATGGTCAGCTATGCCATCTACAGGCTGCGCCAGGTGGAGGGCGCGAACGGCCTCGCGGCGGCGCTGCCGCTGCTCGCGGAATTTCTCGCCGCCGCGACCGAGTACGGCAACTTCATGCGGGCGCGGAACATCGGCGCCGGATACGACGCGCTGCCGCTCGAGCTTGCGCTCTACGACAAATCGCGGCTGCTCGGCGTGGCGGCCGGAAAGAAGGCGGCGTGAATTCGGAAGAATTTCGGAAGTGTTTCGGAAGAATTTCGGAAGTGGTCTGGATCGTATGAGTTGCGACGTCCTGAACTCAGTGAACGATTTGTGGTTTAGGCTCGGCTTCACCGACCAGGCTGATCTCGACGCCGGCACGGGCTTCGTGACAAACGCGCAGCTCTACCAATACATCGACGACCGCGTGAAAGTCCTCGCGCGCACCTGTTCGGTGTTCCTGACCTACGACGCCTCGATCGCAGTCACACCCGGCACGGCCGTCTATGCGCTGCCCGCAGGCCACGTCTTCACCGAGGGCGCGTGGCTGCTGTACGCGAGCGCGCCGCTGCAGTTGCTGCGGCTCTCGACCGTGGGCCAGCTTTTCGCGCTCGATGCGGCCTGGTCCGAGGCCGCGGAGGGACCGCCGCTGCGGTTATCTCTCGATGCGGCTGGCGCGAACAACTGCGTGCTCTATCCCGGCCCGTCGGCGGACGCGACCCTCGCGCAGATCATTCAGCAGCTGCCCGCGACCGTGGCGGCCGGGGCTTCCGTGCTGCCGCTGTCGCCGGTTCTGCAGGACTACTTCACCGATGCCGCGATCGCGGGCGCGCGATCGGCGGAGAGTGACTCGGCGATGCCTGAAATTGGAGATCACCTGAAGGAACGAATGGCGTTGTATGAGGCCGTTCTGATCCACTTATTCGGAGGCGGCAGGTAACTGTGGGCTACGAGCGCAAGAATGTACAGCTGCTCGGAGGCGGGTTCAACATTTTACCGCCCGTCGACAAGGTTCCCATCACCGACTACCTGCTCGCGCAGAACTGGCGTTCCGATGCGCTGGGGCGGCTGATTTCCCGCGCGGGCTACCCGAAGCAGTTCGCGATCGCGGGCGCAGGGATCGCGCACAGCGCCGGCGCCGCGGGCGGTCCCGCGAGCCCTTACTACGTCGGCTGCAATTCGTCCGTCACGGATCCGGCGTCGAGCGTCTACTTCGACGGCGACCCGACCGCAATCGCCACCGGCTTTGACGGCAACCGCATCGCGTTCGCTGCGCAGAACGATTACATGTACGTGATGAATCGCGGCGCGCAGGGCAGGCACACGCCGAACCCGGCGCCGGGTATCCCTGCATGGCAGCCGTGGAACATCCCGGCCCCGCCGGCCAGCCCGACGGCCGCGCCGAGCGCCACCGGACCGGTCGATGCGAGCGTCACGTACACCTACGCCTTCGAAGCCACCTATACCGACACCAGCATCGCGGCGGGCGCGCAGACAGTAACGCCGAATGACGTGACGAGCATTTCGGTGGGGATGCGGCTCGGGATTTCGCAGGCGGACTATTCGAACTACGAGATCGTCACCGTGACGGCGGTCACCGCCACGACCTTCGACGCCGTCTTTGCTCGCGCGCATCCCGGTCCGACCATCCTGATCGCCTATTACGACTACGTTCACAGCCTGACGATCGCGGGCGTCACTTACTCGTTTGTTCAGGACGGCATCACCCAGGCCCAAATTCCGCAGGTCATGGCCTCGCTCGCGGGGGCGGATCCGAACTGCGCGGTGACCTATTCCGGCTCAGGGCAGGATCTCGATATCACTCCCATCGTGCAGAACACCCTGATCGCGGTCTCGGGCTCGGGCGGCAACCCGGATGCCACCCTCGGCGCAGGCGATCTCAGCAATCTGCCGAACGGCACCTACCAGTACTATCTGACGTTCATGAGCGCGGACTTCACGCTCGAGTCGAACGCCAGCCCGGTTTCGGCGCCCGTCACGACGACGGGGACCGAGTCGATTACGGTCACGATTCCGACGACACCGCCAACACCCAACGACGCGCCGACCGACCCGCGCACCGGCTTTGTCAATATCTACCGTACGGGCGGCACGCTCGGGCAGGCTTACCGCGTGGGCTCTGTCGCGTCGACCGTGGCGAGCCCGGCGACCACCTTCGTCGACAATGTGCCGGACCTGCAGGCTACGAACAACGGCGTGACAATGCCGCTCACGAACGACGGGCCGCCGGCCTGCGCAGGAATGATCGGGCCGCAACTCGGCCGTCTGTACGCCTGGTCGACCGAGGCTCATCCGAACCGCGTGTATTACACGCCCGCGAACAAGCCGCAGTACTGGTCGACCGACGAACAGGTGGGCGACTGGTTCGACGTCGGCCTCGACGACGAAGCGATCGTCTGGTCGACGATCCACACCAACCTGCTGATTTTCTACAAGGAACGCTCGATCTGGATGCTGATCGGCGATGCGGTGGGCGGAACACTCGAGCAGGTCTACGACGGCATCGGGCTCGACAACGCTTTCGCGCTCGCGCCGGCGGGCCAGATCGATTATTTCATCGGACCGAACGGCCTGTACCTGTTCGACATGGCCCAGGTCCATATCATCGCCGCGGACGTTCTGCCGCTCTTCAACCAATCCATCACGAACGCGGGCGTGCTGACGCCGCCCGGCTGCGTGCTGCCGGGCTCCGCATTCAATTCGCGGTCGACCGCGTCCTATGCGATCGCGCTGGGGCACGCGATGGGCCGGCTCTACATCTCCTACGCCGAACAGGGCGGCGATTATAACCTGCTCGTCTTCGACGAGGGGCCGGAACCGGAGCGCAACGCTTACATCGCCGCGCGCCCCGGCCGCTGGTTCTACCACCGCAATGCGCTTGACCGCAGCCACTGCGCCGGCGGATTCTTCGGCTTCTTCTTCGATGGCGCCGCCATGATCGGGCTGACAGGCATCGAGGGCGGCAAAGCGCAGGGGCTGTCGATCGCGGACTTCCGCCAGTTTCTGCCGACCGACCATCAGGAGCAGCCGTCGACGGGTCCCGCGATCCCGGGCACGGTCGACATCGAGTGCGTTTACCAGTCGCACTACGAGGACTGCGGGCTGCCTGACAACGACAAGGTATTTCTTGAGATCGCGATCGACTTCGAGTTTGCCGAGTACGCCACGGCGAACGTGTACCTGAGCTTCAATAACGGCACGGTGGCCGCCGTGCTCATCGGCACTCTCGCGGCGGGCGCGCGGCGCACGCAGAGCATCCAGTTCGACGCCAGTTCTTTTCCCGGCCTCGCGGAGCAGAGAGACGACGGAGTACTGGCGCGGAATGCCTCGGTGTTGATCGATGTCGACGCGGGCGGCGTCGCCATCCTCCACAACGTTTACGTCTTCTACTACGCCGAGGCGCGGCTCGGGCTCGTGGCTTCGACAATTCCAACGGACCTCGGGATCGGCAAGGTCAAGGAGTGCAAGGAGCTGCAGCTCGATATTTCGAATCCGACCGGCGGCGTCTCGGTAATTGTCGCGTCCGATCTGCCGGGCAACGCGCTCGCGTCGCGCCAGACGCCGACGGTGGCTACGATGGGCGCCGGCGTGCGGGCGATCATGAAGTACCCGTTTTCGACCACGCAGGGGCTGCTGTGGCAGGTTTCGATGACCGGCACGGCGCCGTTCCGGCTCTACTCGGCGCGGCTGCTGATGCGGGTGATCGGCACTTACGTCGAGGGCTACGAGTCGGTCGACGGCTTCATCTGGGATTCCATGCAGCAGGATCTGGGCGACCCCGACACCAAGACGCTCGATCAGCTGCGCTTCGAGATGGATTCGGACGGCGCCGTTTCGGTCGACCTCCTGACCGATCTGCCCGGCGAGGCGTTTGCTTCGCGCGGCACGTATGTCCTGACGACCGGGACAACCGGTCGCGCCTGGGTAACGGTGCCGCTCCCGGGCGCGATCGAGGGGCGGTCTGTGCAGCTGCAGGTTACGGGGCCAGCCGGCTACCGGCTCTACACGGTGCAGGTCCGCTGGTTCCGCATCGGGCGCTACCTCGCGGCGACTACGCCATCCGGCAATAACGATGCCTTCAACACGCTCGAGTTCGACTTCCTGTCCGAACGGCGAAAGATGTTCAAGCGGCTCGAGATCGACATGCGCGCCGACGATCTGGTGACGATGTCGGTTATAACCGACCAGGACTCGACGGGCGCATTGACGGCGATGTACTCGCCCGGCCTGAGAACGGTCAACGGGCGGGCGACTCTGCTCGTTCCGCTGCCTCCGGGCATCCGCGGGCGCCTGCTGCGCGTCGGGCTCACCTCGGCGGCGCCCGCGAGGATTTACCACATCCGGGTCTGGACGCGCGTGCTCAGCGATCCGGCGGCCGTGTGGCAGTGGGAGGATTTCCCGCTCGAGAATTCCGACGTCCTGCCGACGTGGGCTAACCTCGTCGCCGACGGCACGCCGCCGAACTGGGAACTGGCCGATCTGGACTTTGCCGTGAGCAGTTCGTGAGGCGAGCATGAAAGTACAACTTGCGATGCTGCCGCAGGGCGCAGGCGGCCCGACCGCGCAGGACCTGGTGCTGGCGGTCAACGACAGGCTGCGCCGCATCAACACGGCGCTGCTGGCCGCAGGAGGCGCAGTGGGGCCGCCCGGGGCGCCCGGGGCGCCCGGCGCGCCAGGGACCGGAGCCGAGCCCACGCCGCCGTTCACGGTCCCGGTGTCGGGGAACGTCGCCACGCCAAACGCTTCCTACTCGATCAACGTGCTGATCGAATACGCGGACACATTCGTCGGTCCTCCGAAGGGCGTGCCGGCAGGGACGGCGCCGGCGCTGTGGTCGCTCAAGATCGTACAGGGCTCGGCGGGCAACTCGACGTCGTTCGACGGATCCTACAACTTCACCGTCACGGCTACGGACGCGACGTCACCCCTCGGCACGTTTACACTGCTTACCCTTTCGACGAGCCCGGCGGGGATCACATCGCTCGTTTCGTTCTCGACGGATCAGCCCACATGAGCGAGCGAGCATGAGCGTGAATCAGGTTATCGGACCGGCGATCCTCGTCACGGGCGCGCTCGACGATCTGGCGAGCGGCGGCCAATGGTCTTCGCTGTCGAACGCAAACTCGCTTTTCGTCGTCAGGATCTCCACAGCGGGGGCGCCGGATCAGTTCGAGTGGTCGCAGGACCAGCCGTATCCGTGGTCTGCGGGCTTCAGCGCGCCCGTTGCCATCACGGGCGCAGCGCAGCTGCTCGCCGCCGGCGTCACGGTCACTTTCGCCGCGACGACGGGCCACGCCGCGGGCGACACCTGGCTGATTCAGGTCGTGGCGAACAGCCTGCTCGACGGGAAATTCCGGCAGGGCGGACACGGGGCGATCAGCGTACCGCTGCAGGAAGAATTACGCAAGACAATCCGAGTGAGCCACTTCGGCGCGGTGGGCGATGGCATCGCGGACGACACGGCGGCCATCAACGCCGCGCTCGCCTATGCCGCCGCTTACAAGTCGCCCAACTCGACCATCGGCGGCCATGTTTACCTTGGCCGCGGGGTGTTTCTGGTTTCCTCAACCATCACCATTCCGTTCGGCGTGCAACTCATCGGCGAGAGTACATTCGCTTCGATCCTCATGGCCTCGGCCGACTTCCCGTCGAGCGCGTGGAATTCCTTCGTCGTCAGCTTTCCCGGGTTTTTGTTCCCCTCGTTCGTGGCGAACCAGTACGGGTCGGGTCTCGTGGACGTGCAGATCAATTGCGGGACCGGGGCCGCGCACATCTCGGGTATTCAACTGGTCGGGCTCGAAGAAACGTGCCGCCTCGAGCGCATCTCCATCACGAACTACACCGATTACGGGGTCTATGCCTACAGCATCAACAATGCCGTCATCAACGTGAACGCGCACAACCTCTGGATCCTCGGCCGCGGAACAGCCTACAAGTCGATCGTTCTCCAGGGCGCGGGCAGCCGCGTGCGGTTCTCCGATATCACGGTTGCCGGCATCGCCGATGTGCAAAACACCTACCCGGGCATCACGCTGATCCTTTGCTACGCGGTCAAGATCAGTGAAATCCATCCGGAGGTTTGCCCGGTCGGCATCTATGTCGTCGCCAGCTTCGGCATCTCGATCGATACCGTGTACGGCAACCCGAGCGTGGCGAGCTGCGTCGACATCGATCCGGTTCTCTATCCGCTCTGGACCGTCGGCGTGGACTACGTGGCCGGTACGGACGTCGTTTCATACAACGAGCTGATCTATATTTGCGCCGCAGATCACACTGCGAGCGCCGCGAATCAGCCGCCCGACGCGGCTTACTGGACTCCCTACACCTCTTGGTCTTCGGCGGCCACCTACCTGCCGGGCGACATCACGACCGAGACCGGGCAGCAATATCTCTGCATCGCAGTGGCGACGGGCAACGCGCCGACGGATGCGACTTACTGGCGGACCTACATCGGCCCGGGTCAGTCCACATCGGGAGGGATCCAGGTAAAGACGATTCACGCCGCGGCCGCCCCCTATGCCGTGCGCGACTGGCGCAGGTCCGCGTTGAACGCTCTTGCAACTCCGTGGGTCTCGGGCAACGGGTATACGTTCCAGTCGCAGGTCATATGGCGCGGCATGACCTACATGGCAATTCAGGAACCGGCCCTCTGGTCGAGTGTGACGGCTTACGCGGTCGGGGACATCGCTTACACGGGCGTGCTGGGCTACGGCGCGGTGGTTTATATCTGCATTCTGGCGAACACGAACCAGACGCCCCCGAACGCGACCTACTGGAGCGTCTTTTCCGCCCCTCCGGATTCGACGACAGTAACCGGATGGTGGCTCGCGGCCTATTGCGCATTCAATCTGGTCGATCTGTTTCCGGACGCCAACACTTTCGCCCACGTCATCGGATTCGCCAATAATACGGCCTTCGGGTTCGATCCGGCTCTCGACAGTTTCGGCCCGGGGACGGCCGTTACGATCAAGGGAGGATCCGACAGCCTCAGCAGCCCCAATGTAGGGATGGCGATGCGGCGGAACGCACCCTCGAATTACTGCGGGATCAACTTCCCAGGTGTGGCGGCGGATATGTTCCTCGGCATGGAACCCGGCACCGACGACCTGATCATCTCGACCGGAAACGCCGCTTACCCCGCCATCCGGATCCGGGTCGTGCAATCCGGCGGCACGCATGTGTACGGCGGCGCGCTGACGCTCGACGTCCCTCTCGCAGTCGCGGACGGCGGCACCGGCGCTGCGGACGCGGCCACCGCGCTCGCGAATCTCGGCACGGACGCGGCGGCGTCCGTTCCCGGCTGGACGGTAGCGCTCGCGCCGCTGACGCCGACGGGAACGGCCGGATCGATGACGGTCAGCGCAACCGGGCGGGTGACCGCGTACACGGCGCCGACGTAAATGCATAAAAGGCCGCTAAATGCATAAAAGGTCACCCGGGGCCATCGAGATCCGGCCTGGATTCCCGGCTTGGGCATGGCCGCTGGCTTACGACTGGGCGCAGAAGACGCGCGGCCAGATCGCCGACGACTTCTTCCCGGCCACCCCTGACGCCTTTGTCGAAGACTACAGCAGGCGGTTCCGATCAGCTTGGACGTACGGATTATGGAAAAACGGATCACTCGGCGGCGTCATCATCTTCGAACCGGCTTCGCCCGTGGTGGCTACCACCCACATTCTGCTGTCGAAACGGCTGTGGGGAATCCCGCCGGCGTGCCCGCGCCACGCCGCGCGGCTGGTCTTCGAGGCGCACCCGGAGCTGATCCGGCTGCAGGCTTTCGTACCAATCTGGAACCGGCTCGCGATCGCGCTGGCGAAACGGCTCGGCTGCACAGTCGAAGGCGTGCTGCGCAGCGCAACGACGCGCGCCGGCCAGCCTGCCGACGCGGTGCTGATCGGGCTGACACGGGCGGATGTTCTGGGCGACGCCTTCGGGGAGGTAAGCCGCAATGGGTCTGAGTCTCGGCGGATCATACGGCCAGACTACGAGCAGTTCGACCGGCAGCAGCACGACCAGCCAGAAGAACGCCTACGCGCCGGGCCAGACGGCGGTGCAGGGTCAGACGGGCACAACGCTATCGCGGGATCTGGCGGCGGCGAACGCGGGCACGCTGTCGCCGGGCACGACCGCGATGGAAACCAACGCGGCGGATCAGATCAACAAGACCTCGTCGGGGCTGACGGACAGGGTAAACCAGTTCCTCGCGCAGCGCGGATTCGGAAAAAGCGGCCAGACTGGCCAGACGGCGCTGCAGGGCGAACTCGGAAGAGAAAGCCAACTCGGAACAAACGCGGCTAACTTCGCGGGCATGCAGACCAACCTGAATCAGCAGAACCTGCTCGCCGCGCTGAACTACGCTTTCACGTCTCTCGGAACGACTGCCGCGAGCAGCGGGGTCAGTTCCGGGAAAGGAACCGACTGGGGAGTGGGCGCGGGCGTTAGCGCCTCCGTCCCCATCCCGGGGCTGGGGTAACGTAAATGCCACCATTCGTTCCACTACCTTCGGGCGGCAATCCGGCCATCGACGCCGCCGCCAGCTTCGCTTCGAGCGCCAGCGGCGCCGCTGGCGCCAGCAAAAACAAGTCAATACCAAAAAAGCCGGCGCCCTCGCCGGGCGCCACGCCGGGTGGCCCGTTCGATTTGTCGGCAGAGCCCGGATCGGCTTCCTGTCCCACGTGCGGAGGCACGGGCCGGGCACCGGCACCGTCCGGTTCGGTGCCCGGCCCTCCAACCGGTCTCCAGGAATCGCTCGACGATTCCGTAGGGGGGTCGCGGTAAATGGGAAGCTTCCCCGCTCTGCCGTCAGGCAACAACCCCGCGCTCGGCGCCGCAGCCGGCTACGCCTCGAGCGCGGCGTCTGCGTACAACGCCATGCAGTCGGCTAAAAATCAGCAGGCGATCCGGGATCAGCAACGAAAGGACAAGGCTGCGGCCGACTACCAGGCGGGACTACAGCGGGATTTTCAGGATCAGCTGGAGCTGCTAAAAATGGGCGCGGTGCCGACGCAAGTCTACCCGAATGGGCCGCCACTGCCCGGACGACCGACGCTCCAGAGCCCTGAGGCGAACCCGGCTGCACAGGGCGGCGGTCCGACTATCACTGATCCGCAGGGCAATCGCCAGTACATACCGACCGAGAGCGAGAAAGACTTGCGGTCCGGTAAAACCTTCATTCCGACGGGAGGGCTGGCGTCGGCGCTCATAGCCGGCGGCGCGTGGGACGGCATAACCCCGATGACCGCAGCCCACTCCCACGATCTCCTGATGTCGCTCAATGAAGCCCAGCCGAAAGGCGACGGGTGGGAACTCGATACTTCGGGAAAAATGGTCGACGCGAATGGCAACCCGGCGGCGTTCTGGAAAAACAAAAACGGAAAGATCATGCCGTTCGACGGTTCCGGGACAGCTCAGTCCGGGCAGCCTGGCGGCGGAACACCCGGCGCCGCACCGGGCGGCCCATTCGATTTGTCGTCGAACGGCTACGGGCCGAACCTCTCCCGGATGGCCGCGCAGCCCGGCGCAGCACAGCCTGCGCAGGGCGGCGGCGGCCTGCGGTTCGCCCCTGCGGAAAAGCCCGAGAAGCCGGACGTCTCGCAAATCGTGCCGGGGCAGGTAGGCCCAAACGGAGGCCTGCTGATCTACGACAAGAACACGCAGTCGATGAAGGAAATACCACCGATCCCCGGCAGCAAAGGCGTCCTGACGGCGGACCAGGAGGACCGCAGCGAAGACCGGAAGGTAAGACTGCGCGAAGCCGAAGCCCGGCTAGGGGACGCGGCAACCGCGCGCGAGGCGAGACAGGCAGATGCGCAACAGGCGCGAGAGAATCAGGCCGCGCAAAATCACGAGGCGGCCGGCCTCAAAAAACAGGCCATGCAGGCAATGGCGCAGGCCTACCACGATGCGGCAACGACGCCATCGAACGGAACATACTACGAGCCCCGGTACGTCAACGGGGTTGTAGTCTCGGCGGGCCAGCCCAAAACGATGCCCGATGATCCGCAGCAGAGGGACGACGAGATCAAGCGCCTGAAAACTCTCGCGAAGGGATACGAGCAGACCGCAAAGACCCATCAGGACGAGCAGGAGCGGATCGAAAAGGCGCGCGGGTGGGGCAAGTACGCGGCCCCGCAGACGGCGCCCGCGCCGCCGGCGCCGCCCGCGCAGCGCGGCGCAGCACCGGCTGCGAAGGGCACGGCGGGAACGAACGGCAAACAGCCCGTCACCATGCAGCACATCCGCAATTACGTGCAGGCGAAGAGAGCGGAGGGAAATCCCAACTTCAGCGAAGCGGACGCGATCCGCGAATTCAAGAGCTACGGCTATCCGATCGGGAAGTAAATGGCGCAGGAACTCTCCACTCCCGCGCTGAATCCCGACACCTTCATGGCTGCGCAGGCGGCGCGGCCGGCGCCGGAACTCAATCCCGATACGTTCATGGCGGCGCAGGCCGCGCAGCCCGTCGCTGCGCAGGCTGCGGGCCCGCAGCCGGAAGCCGGCCGCCGCGATCCCGCGCAGCCGAAGGCCTACAACCTTCTGCCCGATCCGGGCCAGCCGACCGCGCAGTCCCGCTGGACGCAAACACCGATGTTCTTCGGGGCGACGGCCGACGCGCCCGAGGGCGCGACCGGGTACTCGGACTATGACGCGAACAAGGGGCAGGGGCTTATCACGGTGAACCCGGGCGAGGGCTCTCTCGCGCATCCCGTCAATCAGTCGATCGCGCGTCACGAGTCCGTCCACATGCTGCTGCACCAGGCATTCGCGGACTACTCTCTGGATCAGCCGAGCAAAAGGGGGAACTGGCGGGCAGTGCTCAACGACCCCGCCGTGAAGCTCGCGGGAGACCGCGTGCTGAAGATCATGCAGGCGAACGGATACCGCGGTGAAAGCGATACTGAGCTGCCGGCGTACATGGCGGTGTTCTCGAATGCCGACACCGAATGGACGAAGGGCGTCCCGATCGATCTGCGGAACAAGTACGTCGCCGCATTCACGAAGGCGCTGGCGAAACAGAACCCGCAGACGGCCGCGAAGTATCTGCGGATGTCGGCTGGAGCGCCAGTCGGCGAGGGGCCGTCGCTGAATCCTGTTGATGAGCAACTGGCGCAGCCGGGCCTGCCTGACGTCGCGCGGGCGAAGTATCCGTTCATTGGCAAGAACGTCGTAATGATCCCCAAAAAAGGCGGGGAGTTCGGAAGCGAGGGCTGGCCTGCTGGCGAAGCCGGTGATTCAAACTATCCGCGCCCGAAGGGAATTCCCCTGAATGTGCCCGGCATCGAGTACGACCCGAAGGGCAGCGCCGACGATCTGGCCGGGGAGGTTCTGCACACCGATCAGTTCGCCAATGAGGTGCGCGACCGGCTGGCCAAATCCTTTACCCCCGATCAGATCAAATATCTATCCCGGGCGAGCCTCGACTACGGCGCAGGCAAGGATACCCCGCAGAATATCCGGCTGCGTAACGGAACTGATTCATTCATCCGCGGGGCTTTGCTCGGCCAGTGGCCCGCCAAAGACGTTGCCGGAATGAAACTGAGTCCCGGGCAGCAAGCTCAACTCGAGAGCCTTAAACGGTACATGCTGACCGGGCAGAGACCGCCCGCGCAGCCCACCGCTGCGCCAGCTTCACCCCCGCCGCTGCGCATGAGCGACCTCGACCCCGCGACGGTCGACCGGACGACAACCGCGCACGCGGCAACGCTGGCGAGCATTGTCCTGAATCCCACGCGGAGGGCAGCCCTTCCGACGCCCACCCCCGGAATGCAGTTTGCACCCCCGTCGTACCAGATTCAGGCGCCCGAGCCGGAACCGCCGAGGCCTCCGATGGCTGCTGGACCCGTCATGCAGCGCGTTCCGGGCACGGAGACTTACCGGGACCGGCGAGGCGCGTATCTGAACGTGCCCGGATCGAAGCCCGAAGGCGAACAGATTCGGGGCGGCGGCCCGACCTTCAACGCGCCCCACGTCTCGCCGGTCCGCAGAGGACTCGAAACCCCGATTATCAAGCCCGAGGACATCGATGAGTTCTTCCCATTTCTGACGGGCTTTTTCCGCTTGCACGCCGGCGTCCTCAAAGCGGCCGCGGGAATGACTTCGCCCGAGAACATCGCGATCGCAGCGGCGACCGCCGGACTCGGCGCGATACCGGGACTGACGGCGAAGATAGTAGCCGCCGGACTCAGCACATACTTCGCAACTCAGGCAGGAAAGGCCCTGCTCGACAAATACCCTCGGATCAAAGAGCTGGTTAAGGCGAAGGACTGGCAGGGCGCGCTCGAACTGGGCGGCGGCACCCTGGCGGATGCGGCGATGTTTTACGGTGCAGGGAAGCATGCGCTCGACACCGCTCTGCTCGAGGTGCCCCGCGAAATTGCACTCAAGCGGCAGCGCGCGGCGGCGAAGGCGGCGCAACCCGAACCAGAGCCCGCCGCCACCATCACGGGTCGCGTGCCGTACCGGCCGAAGGCCGCGCCGCCGGCGCCCGAGATCGAGAAGCCGGCGAAGCAACCACCGGCCGCGCAGCCTGCGCAGCGCATCGCTGCGGAGCCTGCGAAGCCGCCGACTGCGCCGCAGGTTGAGACCGCTCCGGTGCCGCTGAAGCCGTTGCACGAGATGTCGCCGAACGAACTCGACGAGGTCATCAAAGAGGGGACCGGCGCAGACGCGAAGATGCTCCGGGAGTTCTTCGGGGAAGACGGGGCGAAGAAATATATGCGCCTCGAGCGCAAGTCAAATTCGAGCACCGATCCGCAGGGCGCGGACGCGGCGCAGGCGGAAATCGAGCGCATGCAGGGCGAACTCAGCGAGCCCCAGCGCAACCGCCTGTTTGGAATCGACCAACCCGAAACACATGACCTTGAGGCCGCCCGCAGCATGCGCAACGCTCTCGGACGCATCGACCCGACGAGCCCCGCCACTCTCGGCGAGTCGCTCAAGTGGGCCGTTTCGCGGTTCGACCCGCAGAGCCCCACTGCCAACCCCGAAGCCTATGCGCAGCTGCGTCGCGGCGCGGAGATCGCGCACGAAAACGGCTGGAACACCGCCGAAGTCATGGCGCATGCTTACGAGGGAGCGGTCGGCCGTTTCAAGGATCCCGAGGATGCCGCCTACGTGCTGGAGCGGTTCCGCCGCGGTGCCGGTAAGCCGCCCGCGCAGGAGCCCGCGCAGCGCATCGCTGCGGAGCCTGCGCGTGTCCCGCCAGAGCCACCATCTGTTACCGCTGCGCCACAGGCCGAACCGAAACGACAGCGGGGCGAGAAGTACTCGGACTACCAGAAGCGGCTGCGGGCAACCGCGCCGACTGAGGCGGCGCCCGAAGCGCCCGCTGCGCGGCTTGGACTCGATCAGGCCGCAGCTCAGTCCATCCTTGAGCGGCTGGACGCAGCCGGGAAGAAATCGGAGCAATGGCTTCGCGACAACGGCTTCACGGGCGGCGGATCGCTCTCCGCAAACAGGATTCTCGATCCCGAGGCGCTGTTCCATCTGACGCGCGCAGTGGCCGGCGACGTCGCCCGGGGCGTGATTACCGTTCGGGACGCGGCGCAGGCGATACTCGACAGGCTGCGCGACAAGTTCGACGATCTGCCGGCGCTCGGCGCGGTCGAGGACCGGATTCGGGAGCACATAGCCGACCTCGCGCAGCCGCCCGAGGCACCCGCGCAACGCATCGTTGCACCGGCTGCACCGGTGGAGACGGGACTGCACGGGCCGATCTTCCGCGAGTACTCCGGCAAGCCCAGGGAGGCGATCGCGAAACTCGAGCGGGAGGAGACCGGAGAAGTACCGAGCGTCTGGCATCATCCCGAACTCGGCTGGATCGATCTGATCTGGGGCAACAAAAGCGGTGGCCTCGATCACATCATCGCGAAACACGTGAAAGGCCAGGGCGACCTCAAACTGGATGACCTGGCCGAAATGATTCCAGGCATGCGCGTGGTTTCCAATGATGGGCGCACGGCAAGACTTGAAAGTCAGACCCACGAAGCCGGTGTGCGCCTCGACTACGACGGGAAGACCAAGCACTGGCTGATCACTGCATATGAGAAGCCGGCCTCCGGAACCAATAGCCGCGTTCCCGGAGCCCCTTCGGGTGCTGGACCGGCTCCCCCAGCAACCGGCGACTCAGATATGCCGCCTACCGGAGGGTCTCCTCTCGTCTCCGGATCCCCGCAGAGCGCTCCGCAAGGTGACGGTCATCCACCGCCAGACGGCATACAGTCCAAGCATAGCGGACCGACTGATCGCGGTCCCGTCACTCTCGGCATGGGCCTCGGGGCCTTCGAGCCGTTCCTGCGCGAATCGATCGAGGACATGAGGGCCATGAAGGCCAAGCGCGACGCGGCGCTCGAGGAGCTCGAGCGTTCGAAGATCACGCCGGGAGAGAAGCACTGGGGCGAACAAGTCCGTCATTACTTCACCGGCGAACGGGACCTGTGGGCGGCACGGGCGAATCAGGGCATCGCCAAGGTCCGGAAGCTGACCTGGCCGTCCCGCAACCGCCGCACTCGCGTCGACACGCTGGCCGAAGCGATCGCGATCGCGCGGGAGTACAAAGGCAGGCCGGAGGAACTGAAATCCATCCTGGGCGGCTACCATCCGGATCTGGCGCAACTCGCGAAAAATGATCAGGCCGCATACGACCGCGTGATGGACCGGGTACTGGCGCTGCGGCCGGCGATCGAACGGGCGCTGCAGCCGATGGATCCGGCAATGAAGGCCGTCGACCAGTTCTACACGAACATGGCTGAGATGACGGCCGCCGAGGGCAAGCGCGTCGGTAACCTCGACACAACGTGGAATCCGGAGACGTATGTGCCGCACGTGCTGCATCCGAAGGGCGAGGGCGCACTGCCGACGTTGCGGAAGGCGGCGGGGCAGGCGATGGGCGGCCGGATCGGCAAGTACTTCGGGTTCTCGCAGGAACGCAGCTTTCCGACGCTTCTCGACGCGATCATGCACGACGTGATTCCGAAGACGATGAACATTCACGATGCGTTCACGATTCAGCAAGATGACTTCGCGCGGTCGCGGGCCACGCGGCTCCTCGAGGACCAATTGAGAGCGAGCAACATCGGCAAGTACACCGTTCGAAACAATGCACCGGAAGGATCGGTGCCGCTCGCACCGCAGTCGAAGGAGTTCCTCCAGATCGTGCCCTACGATACAGGCGCGATCGATGAGCAGGGACAGCCAGTTCTGGAGCACGCCGAAAGGCGACTCTACGTGCCGAAGTTCATCGAACAGGCGTTGCGGCCGATCACTTCGCCCGACTTCACGACCGAGATTCTGGCAGTACATGCCCTGCGGCTCTCGCAGGCCGCAACCAAAGCCGCACAGCTCGGGCTGTCATTCTTCCACGCGACCACCGAGAACTACATGGCCCTCGCCAATATGGGCGTGAAGGGCTACGTTCAGGCCCTGAGGGCGTCCCGCGACTCGCCGGAGTTTCTGGCCGCTGAGCGGGATTTGATTGCGCACGGCGGGACCACTTCGATTCAGGGCAACACCGTCGAGGCATACCGTGGCTTGCAGCCGGGATCCATCCCCACCTGGGGCGACATCTGGCGCCAGAACGCCGCGGTCAAGATCATGGACGACGCGGCGCATGCGATCAGCGATTTCACGTTCGCCAACCTGCAGCGGCGCTTCAAGGTGACCGATTACCAGCTGCACGTTGCCGGCTGGATGGCGGAGCATCCGAGCGCGTGGGGCCGCGATGTGCGGATCGCGAAACAGGGCATCGCGAAAGAAGTGAACGCGATCTACGGCGGCCTGCATTGGGAGAACATCGGGCTCAACAAGATGACGGTCGAGATGGCGCGCGCCTTCTTCCTCGCGCCCGACTGGACGCTCTCAAACGTGTTCAATGTGAAGTACGCGTTCGAGAAGGGGCCGGGCGGCAAGATGGCGCGGATGTTCTGGGCGCGCACCGCCGTCGCGGGGCTGATTGCCACCCAGGCCGCAACGCTGATGATGAGCCGCGATCCAATCGGTGCGGCGAGGCGACTGAAGACAGATCCGCGGCGGGCTCTGACGCAGGTTTATCTCGGGAAGGACCCGAATGGTGAGGACGTCTACCAGAACTGGTTCTTCAAGGGAGCGCCGGGCGACTTTATCACCCTGATG